TACGAGGCACACCAAGAATGTCCTTCTTTGCCCGCTTGACTTTGTAGAAGTCAGTCTGCGGTTTGTGCTTCTTGCAGATGTTGCACTGACGCAGCGCGGGGCATGTCATCACCATGTGCTGATCGCTGAGCGCTTCCATGTGTTCGTAGCAGTGCAAACGTAGATGTAATTGGCATCCCAGCAGATCTCTCCGGTTGTACCAGTATCAGATGCCGATGCAGGTGTTTTTGCCGTGGCAATCCTAACTCGATCTCCGTTTACCTGTAGGAGTGCGCCACCAGAGTCTGAGGACGCGCCAACCAACAACCTGCCGGAGCCGTCGATGCGGGCGCGTTCGGTTGCTGCACTAGCGCCCGAGTTGGTCTTAAATACAAGGTTGTTGCCAGAGCAGCCAAGACGTGCAGCAGCAGCCCCGCTTGAAGTGCTGTCGTCAGAAAAAACAAGGTGATCACCGCTGGGGCTAATATTAACTACCAGTTGTCCGCTATAAGCTCCAGGGTTAGTAGTGCCAATCCCTAGTCTCCCTCCCGAAAAATGACTATCGCCGTTAGCCCTTAGTTGAATCTTTGCGGCCCCACCCGAGAACATATCAAGGCGTGCATCACTGCTGGTGCCATCAAAGAAGAGCCTTGCTACGTCAGTGCCATCATTCTTTTCAAGCAGGATGCCATCGTCAGATGAATTAGATCTGATGTTCAATATCGTGCTAACTGTCGAAGTCCCTATGCCTAATCTGCCGCTACCTGTTATCCTTGCAACTTCTCCATAAGTACCACACTTAAAGATATGGTCTTCGGCGTAGACGCTTCTGCCGGCATCATATGTAATATCTCCAGACGTGTAGTCACTCGTAATGCTTCCATAGATAGTAGCGCTGTTGTTGTTATACCATTCAACGCCACGAGCACTGCCGTTGGTGCCTGAGCTGATTCTAATTAGGGCGCCTGTTGAAGAATCGTCAATATGTAACTTTGCTCCAGGGCTCGTAGTGCCCACCCCTAAGCCAGTTGGCGTAAGACGCATTCCGAAGGAATCGCCAGAGTTGTAGGTATAGAAGTCAAGGCTATGAATGTTGGAACTTGCGCCCCTAAAACCTTGAATACTTGCCGACCGACCACTGGCACCGCCAAACCGGAGAATGCTCGTGGTTGCGTTATTGCCTGCATCGCTTTCGATGTAGACGGTTGATGCCCCGCCTGTTTTTGCAACGCTGATTTCTCCCTGGGGCACCGAAGTCCCCACGCCTACGAGCCCTGCCGCTGTTACACGCAACTTCTCGCTGCCGTTGGTATAGATAGCTAACGGAAGGTTGGAGTTAGTTCCAAGTGCTCCCAGCGTATTTAGATTTCCCCAGATTGTGACATCGGATGTGCCATTGGAAACCTGTGCAGATCCGACAACATGAAGTGGGCGAGAAACGGATGTTCCAGTTCCAATTCCAACATTCCCACTCGCATCAACTACAAGGCGCTGAGCCCCCGAGGTGCTGATGGCTACTTGGTCTGCGCCGGGGGAGTAAATGCCGGTGTTCGGGTCGCCGGTAAATGTCAGCGATGGTGCCGCAGCACTACCGACGGGCACGCTGAAGCGCTCGCTACTGGTCCACGCGTCGGTGGAATCGATCCAGTTGATCGTCTTATCTGTCGCGCCCTTCAGCGTGATGCCGCCGCCATCCGCCGTTACATCACTCGGTGAAGTGACGTTGCCGATAATAATGTTTTTGTCCTCGACCAGCAGATCCTGAGTGTTGATCGTGGTTGTTGTGCCATTGACCGTCAGATCGCCAGCCAGTGTCAGATTGTCTGACCAGCTAACGTCGGTGCCGTCAGTCACCAGCACTTGGTTTGCGGTGCCGTTAGCCAGCTTGCTAACAGCGATCTCGGCATTAGCGGCAATATCTGCGTTTGTGATGCTGGCGTTACCGCCGACCACCACAGTGCCACTCTGATTGGGCAGCAGGATGGTGCGATCTGCTGTGGGATCCACCACGCCGAGCGTGGTTTCAAAACCGTTGGCGGTGCTGCCCTCAAACGTCAGCGTGCCAGTGGTGCCGATCTCAAGGTTGCCCAGCACCGTGCCACCGGACACGATGGATGGGAAGTAGGCCAGGCTTTGCCACGAAGTGTTGCCGTCACCGATCTTGAATTTCTTGGTGTCGGTCTCCAGTCCCAGTTCGTTGGCGAGCAGAACCGGGCTAAATGAAGTCCAGTTTGCGGCTGTATCAGCCCGGATCTGCAGACGTACTTGAACTGTGGTTGGAGTTGTCACTGGCTTGCGCCTCCGCCTTGTAAAACAAGCGTAGCTGTAACACTAGCCCCAGCGCCATTCAGCGTAAACGGCTGGTATCCGGTAAAGGCGAATGATGTAAAGGCAGTTGTTGCAGGCACAGTGACATCTCCACAATCCAAGATGTAGAGCAGGCTGATGCCGTCGATAACACGCAAACTGAAGCTGACGTTGTAATACAGCCCGGCGTGTTCTTCTTCTGGTGGAGAAGCGTATCGATACAACGATGTGGGTGACACAACCGTCAAACCGCCCCAGATGGCGGCCGGGACGGTGAAGTAAGACAGTGACGCTTGGTTTTCGTAGTAGTGCTGCCGCAGCGTGGCAACCTGGGTTTGACTGAGGCCTCGGTAGACGATTCGTAGAACCTGATTGTTGACTGCTTTGCTGTGGCGGAAGCGGACAGGGCCAGCGAATGTCTGTACTTCGCTGATGTTTGCCCGGCCCATATCGAAGCCGATTTCGTTTGGAACCAGCGTGGGGAATATGCTCATAGTGTGTAAGGCGCCACTAGCTCCAGCTCAACAGTAACGGAGATCAGACCGGGTGAATATGTAGTATCTGGAGCTTTGACGTAGATCCACTCGTATCCACTTGGAAAAGTAAGACCTGAACCTTGTAGTGTTATCGCTTCAAGATCAAATGGTGTAAATCGTCCGTGCAACATGTAGTGACTGGTGATCGAGAAGTGTTGCGCTTCTGTCAGTCCTGTAAAACCAAGGCGTAATGTATAACCGTTGACGACATTGGCGTGACGCACCATCAGTTCGTCGCCGTCTAGCGCTCCAAGCGGAGTCGAGGGAGTAGCACCAGGCGTAAAGACGCGAGATTGGGGATTTAGCGCTGGGAAGTTAGCCATTATTCACCCTCACTTTGGTCTGTGCGACCTTCCCATTCTGCTGCAACCGTGCTTCCGTCCACACTGAATTCCCATTTACCAACAACCGAAATAACACGACCCTCAACAGTGCCAAGCCATGAAATGGCAGTGTCGTTACCTCCACAAGCAGAATTGTTCTGCGCGAATATCTTGTCATACACGGATAGGCCTCCTATCCCATAAAGCCCTGTCGGATTTGTAATTTTGTTTGTTGTATAAACAGCTGAGCGCCAATTAACCGGTCCGATCGGAGGGCATGTAGTTCCTTCATTTACAGCTAATGGAACATTCATTACGCAACCCCACATGCCGCTTATAGTAGCGGCCATATTTCCACCGGATATATCTAACCAGTTGGACGTGAAAGCTGTCGTACCAGAAGGTGCTGTTTTTGTGCCTGTCCAGCGAACGTACTTGTAGAAGTTGTAGTTTGCTTCGACGGGTCCGATTGTTTGTGTAGTTGGTGATCCGTAACCGTCTGGCGAACTTGGATCGGGGCAGCTTGTATCTGCTTCGATGTAGTAGTCGATTTCGTCTGTAGTAATTGACAAGTCGCTATCGCCACTACCGGAAACAGTTTCTTCCTTAAGCAATTGACGTTCGCCACCATCTTTTGGACGTCTATACCATCGGACTCTGCCATTCGGACATGGCGGTGAAGTCAACAGTGTGTCGCCGTCTACGGGACGGCCAAAATCACCTGTTGATCCAGTGATGTCTGGTGCTGTTTGTGCAATCGGATCTGCAGGGTTTTCTGTTTCTCCTGCTGGGCTGCTGCCGCCGCTCTGGCTAATGATGCGATTTAAGCCGCCTGGAATAACGGCTCCATCAGGGCCAAACGTCACTTCCCGATCTGGTGTCACAACAGTGCGCTCAGGAATGTCGTACTCAAAGTTTGCCGGGTCTGGCACCACCGGCGGATCTGGATCAGGTGTGTTTGGAACAGTGCTTGTGTCTGTACGACGGCCAGCTACGTCGCACGAAAAATCTGTGCGGCCTGTAGGCATCACATAACCGGCGCCAACGGCAGCCGAAACAGTCAACGCAACAAGGCTGCGGTTCTGGTCATCAATTGGAAAATGCGTTAGATCCAGCGTGACTACACCGCTGGTTGCCTTGCTGATGCGGTCAACTTCGTAGTAGTAATCGTGGAGTGCATAGTCGGTGACGTCGGTTTCGCGTGCCAGCTGAACACGCACAATGTCCCCGAGTTCCAGGGTGCTGTTAAAAGAACCGGGGCGGACTTGGATGCGCAGGCTGTGGGTGATGTATTTGCGGCGGGCAGCGTAGTACGCGCCAATCTTTACAGCGTGGTTTTCTGACGCGCAGTATTCGCTTAAGTCGTACTGCTCGTATGGACCATTCGGCGCTTCACCGTCGAAGCGCACTTCTGTAGTGCGGATGATGCCGATGTCGTCGTCCGGCTGTTGGCGCCATAGAACCACGATGCAGGCAGGTAGCCGCTGCTCCAGTGGGACGTAATCAATCTCAAAGCCGTTAGGCAGGAGATCGTTTTCAGTGAACTTGTATTCAGCTGTGATTGCTGTTGTTTTGATTGTGTAGTCGTTGTTGATGGGTAGGCGGGGTTTGAGGATTTTCTTTCCAGCGCGATCACAAAAGCGCAGCAGGAATCCGGCACTTGTGTTGTACAACCACTCCTCAAGATTGGTTGATGTTTGCACGATACCGTTAAACAAGAACCCATTTGTGTTCGTAAACTGCGCAGCCGTAAGCATGGCTGCTGAATCAATCAGCGTGCTCGGTACACGCTTTGTTTGAGTAATCAGGTAGAGAACCAGATCTACAAAGTTGTTGCTAGAACCGACAACGCTATCAATGATGCGTGTCACTTGCATCCCGTTGCGCACAAATACGTGCACTTGCTTGTTCCAGGTATCGTCACCGTCGGCGTGGCTATTTGAATAGCTCAACGTCGTCATATTGTCGTAACTACCACTGGTGCCGCAGTAGTACGGGCAGTTCCAGGGTGTTTTACCAGCAACGGGTAGTACGGTGTTTCCGGGATTCCACGTGCCTGCACGGGCGTCATACGCTTGCGCCCACGTACCAACGCGGCAAGCACGCTGGAACACATCGCGTATTTGAACCAGGGGTAGTTGTCCTTCGCTCAGTACAAGTTCGAGGTTGACGCTTAGTTCGTTTGTAATGATGTTGTTGCTATAGCTTGCTTCCGTAGCTTTGGGGCTAACCAGCACACCACCGATACTGCTAACACGGCGGCAAAAAACGATCGGGATTGGCTCCCCTAACACAACTGCTTGTTGCTCAGAATCAAGTGATGTAGCACCGTTGGCAGCTTGATCCTGCAACGGAGTGCTGATTGCCTCGCTTTGAGCACGCGATACAAAAAGTGGCTCTGTGATCTTGATTTTGCTCATATCCGTAGAGGGGTGCCTACCAGTGCAGTGGTGTAAGTGCGCGGTGGGGCTTGCGCTCCAACGGGTGCTAGCCCTGATCCTAGGGTCACCGATAGCGATGTAAACCCGCCGCGTACCTCAACGACCTCACCAAAAACTGATGCAATCAGCACCTGGCTTGCGGACGGGCCGGTTTGCGTAACGAGAGTGTTGAATTCATACATTTTTACTTCGCAGAGCCAGTTCAAACCCAGAGCGTAGGTAAATGTTTCTACGGCTTCGTTTGTGGCCGGCACTTGCAAGGTAAAACGTTCTCCAGGAGTACTGCCGCCCGTAAAAGCATCGACTGTAAACGGATGATAATTCCACGCCTTACTATCCAAAGTAATAGCTTGATTTACGTAGTAAGACTGCCAGCGCTGAAAGTCGGTTGCGCCAGAAAAGACGCGGAGGTATAAAGCTTGGCTTCGATTAGTCATTAGCGGGTTCCTGTATAGCGGCGTGTTCCAGCGGATCGGCTGCTGCTGAACACCACCGTAGCCATTGACTGAAGTGCCATCTCCATATCATCTAATGTTACATACTTTTTGCCGTCCATCTGAACGACCGGGCCAGTCTGGATATTGATGGGACCTGTTGAGGTAGCCGCTGGCGGGGTAAAGGTCATGTTGGTGCGCGAGGACATCGCACTAAACGTTGTTGACTCACCAGAAGCGGCTAAGTCAATCGCGTCTTTACCGCGGCGTCCTTCGAGCCAGTTTTGAACAAAACCGCGAACCTTGGACCGTGGAACGATGTACTCAGGTTCGCCGCCTTCACCAATAAGTCCCAGGGTCGGTTTAGTGACAACACCGCCTTTCGCAAAAGCTTTAAAACCACCTTTCCAGTATGCGCCTTCCGCAGCTGCTTGCGGTTGTTGTACAGATCCTGAAGAAGATTGGCGACGGTAAATGCGATCCAGCTGATTAGCCGCATTCGCGGCTTGCTGGGCAACAGTAGCAAGTGCTTTGGCAAGGTTGTTCGCATTTACAGTGCCAGCGCCAAGTGATCCGGCGAGACGGTCAGCATTCTGTTTTGACATGCCTATTTCTTTGCTGACCAGTCGTTGAGCTAACTCGCTTTCGGCTTGAATTACTTTTACTTTGTACGCTGCGTCAGCAACTTTTACTTGATTTTGCGCAACTTCAACAGCAGCATCTACCTGTTCTTTACTAATATCTACAGCAGCCTGCTGGCTCTTTAATGCTTTGTCGTAACCCGCAACGATTTCTTTAATTTGTTCTTCTGTGTTACCTCGCGCCTTTGCTTGTGCAACAGCAATATCTTTTTCTGCTTCTAGCTGAAGGTACTTAACTTTTACAAGTGCGTGCTCTAGTTCTACTTTTGCTGCTACCGCCTTAGCGTTTTCTACTGCTTGCTGGAACTCGATCTTCGCAGCTTCGATGCGCTGCTGGAACATACGCAACGCAATGTCATAACGCTCTTGCTCTGTTCTGGCGAGTTCGTACTGACGGTTTAATTGTGCGGCTTCTAATTCATTGTATGCCGAAGCTACACTTAAACGAGAAGTGTTTAACTCTTGGATGATGCTTATGCGCTCAATTTGATACTGCAGTGATTGTGCGATCTGATCGTGGTAGGCCTTGTTTTGTTCCAGCTGTTGAGCTTGGATGAGTAGTAGCTCTTGTATTTTGATGCGCTGTAGTTCTTGCTGTTTGAGCGCGTCTAATTGACCTAAGGCAAGTTCCAGCTCTTTCATGCCGGCTTCTGAAGTGATGCCGGCGTATTTTTCTCGGAGCTCCAGCTCTCGAACGCGAAATTCGTCGTTTAACTGGAGCAGTTTTGTTTGTGTATCTAATTCTTGGTTGATTCTTTTTTCTGCTTCTGTCCGCCCAAGTGTACGCTGACTTTCCAGTGCCAGTAGCTGACTGTTTAATTGGAGCTGTGCATTAGTCTGGTCGGTTGCTTTTACGAGTTCCGCAACGATCTTTTGCTCTTCTTCGCTTATAGCTGGTAGTAGATTACCTATGGCACCTATAGGATTTATGATATTGAACAGTATCTCTGCAATACCTCGTAAGGGTTCGGGTATTGCATTCATAATTATGTTACCTAATTCTCTAAATGAAGATACTACGGCATTTATTACAGTGAAGACCCCGCCTAAAATACGCAGTATCCCGCTTATAGCGTCGATAAACGGTTTGGCTAATAGAGCCACTGTTGTGGCTACGGAGCCGTAAAACTGGTTCCAGGCAGAGCTGAGTCTTGCTGTACTTTCGTTTACTTGCTGCATGGGGCCGGCCAGCGCTCCAGTCTGTTTGGTGACTTCGGCTGCGGCCGCCGCTCGGGCGCCATCCAAATCTCCGGCTTCAATTAGACGGCGAATTGTTGTAGCAAGCTCAGCGTTAACTTCGATAAAACTATCGCGGAGTTTGTCGACATTAAGGCGGTTTATTGCATCGCCTAGTTCTTTTACTTTCTTGACGGCTTCATCAATTTGTTGGCCGATTGCAGAAAAAGCAATGCTGAGTGCCATGCCGGCCATGCCGGCCATTTGACCACCAAACAAACCACCTAAACCACCACCAACGATTGCTCCAGGGCCGCCACCAAATAGGGCAGGGAAACTTGCGCCCAAAATTGCATCCATGACACCCGGAGCGTTTAGACCGTCAGCCCGTTTGCCTTTAGGTTTTGCCGGGCCTTGTAGACCAAAACCAGCATCTGCCATAGTAGATGCGCCTTGATTGTACTGAGCAATACCGCGCAATTTTTCAGCCCGGCGCTGCCTTGATTGTTCTAACCGGTCCAGTGTTTGTAGTCGATCAGCACTTTCTTGTAATTCCCTATTGTATCTATCTTGTGCAGTCTCTAACGCTTTAATGCCTCGGCTAGCTGCGTTAAGCATTTCCGTGTCTGGTAATGCTTTAGTGCGTTGCATCTGTGCTGCTTGTTGTGCAATCCCTGCATAAAGAGCTTTTATTTGACTTAATGGCTGTACTTGTTGCTTAAGTGCTTGTGCATAACGAAGGGCCATCTCTGCTTCGTCTACAGTGCGAGCACCTCCAAGACGTTCGACCGCGCCAGTAATGGGTCGCCGTGCGCCGCCGCTCATTGCAGGCGCACCTGGGGCAGCCGCAGGTAAGAGCAGTTGTGGTGCAGGAGCGTTAGCGTTGAGTTTGGCGACTTCTTTGGCTATTCGCTGCTGTTTAATGAACTCGGCTGTCTGACGAGCTGCTGCTTGTGCAGCTGCGTCTGTACGAGAAGTAAATTCAGCTTGACGAGCACTTAGCTTATCCATTTGCGCTGCGCTTTCAGCTGCAGCGGCGGCCTGTTTATCGAGTGCTTGTTGTATTTGTAGTGCTTTCTGATCTAGTTTACTATTTTCTAGTTCACGCTGTTTATTATCAAGTTTTTCTAGCGCTGTTTGTACCGCATTGGTTTCAGAAGCGAGCTGTTTTTGCGCTGCTGCTTGTTCTTTTAGTAAACGTAGCTGTCTTTCAACAGCATCTGCATATTTTTTAGCTTGACTTAACCGATTTGTGTCCGCTACTTCTGTAAACGCGGCTAACTTTTTACGTGCTTCTGCTACCTTAAGGCCTTGAGATTCATAGGCATTTATCTGTTTTACATACTCAAATACTTTGGCTTGGTTAGACGCTCGCGTACGTTCGTTGCGACTTACATTGTTCGAGTATTCGACCATACGTCCAAGCTCGGTAGCTAGAGCTTGGATAGCTGTAACATTACCACGATCTTTAAAAAACTTAAATGCTTTTTCGATCTCAGAAATCTGACCCTCAAATTTTTTAAGTCCTGCAGCACCGCTATTAACTGTCTGTTTTAGGCGGCGCTCATACAAGTCTACAGCGGAGTTTAGTTTACTTTGTTGAATTACGCGCTGCTCATCTTGTTTAATAATCTGCTTAGAAACGGCTAGAACACGTTCTAGTTCATTTGCTTGTTTACGTACAAACTCCGCTGCTGCTTCACTGCCTGCAAATTTCTTTTTACGCTCGAGGTCATCTATTGTCTTATACAGCTTGTCTACACGGTCTTGGATGCGCTTCAGCGCATCTTCGCCTTGGACGACCAGCTTGATTACGGCGTCGTAACTGGCCACAGACAGTACCTGTTCGTGCTAACAGTCTACGCAATAGAAAAGCCGCCGGGTTAGCGGCGGCCTCGTTTGGCTTTGTCGTAGGCGGCTTGCTCTTCGTCAGCCTGGATCTTGAAGTAGGTGTACCAGCCGATCAGCTCGGTGTCTGTCATTCGGTGCCGTATCTCGGAGAGAGTCAGCCCGAGCTTTTGAGCAACGTGAAATTGTGTGCGTAAATAGCTGTCCTTCTTGAGCTCGGCTTCAAGCGCTTTTAGTGTCTAGCTCCTCCGAATCATCGGTCAGGACAGCCAGCATCAGGGATTGGAGGTCTTTGTCCTTGACTTCGTTCTTGAGGATGTCGATTTCGCCGGCGCTAAACAGTTTTGCTCCGGTCTCGTCGCAGGCTTTTTGCAGGAGGAGCTGGAGGGCGAAGGCAGTGGCGTCCTCGGATTTGGCTTGCTTTTGGGCGCGTTCGCGCTCAGCCATGGTCAGAGGGGTGACCCACATCTCGAAGGTGGAACCGTCGCTCAGTTCCACGGTTTTCTTGGTGGGCTCCAGGTTTGCTGCTTTGCGGAGGCGGTCGATTGCACGAAGCGCGGCAGGCATATAGCTGCTGAGTAAGACAGAAGTAGTGTAGCGCAATAGAAAGTAAAAAGCCCCAGCCGGTTAGGGCTGGGGCGTAGTGTGCTGAACTGGCTGGATAAGAGCCTATCAGGACTGGGACAGGTCGAAGGTGGGGGCTTCGCTGGGGCGGAAAGCGATTTCCACGCTTTGGCCGTCGTCGGGGTTCACGGTCAGGCTGGCCGAAGTCAGAATCACGGGAACAGTGATGCTGCGGCTGGTGGTGTCGTTGACGGTGCCGCCGCTCACCACGCGGTCGATGTACAGCTTCATGGTCGCGCCAGACTGAGAACGCTGGATCACGTCCTCGATCATCCGGTTGGACAGGTTGCTGTCGTCATCGGTGGTGTACACCGTGGCGGAACCAGAGCCGTCGGCGAAGCCGGTGATGTAGCTGCGGAAGGGGGCGTACTGACCCACGGCTTGGCCGATGGTGGTCACGTCGATTTCGGCCCTGGTGATTTCAAAGCTCCATTCGCGCACGGAACCCACCACTGCCGGGGCGGCGTAGTTGACCTGGAAAGCGTTGGGAACAACAGCAGTTCCGTTGTCGGTGATGGCAACGCTGGAACCGCCGAGAGTGGCGGAAACAGTCAGTGCACCAGTAGCGGCGGTGTAGCCGATTACGTAGTAAATGGTGCCTGCGGTCAGTCCGGCAGGAAGGGTGCCCGTGCCAGCTCCGCCGGTTTCGGTGTTGACTACGCTGAACTTGACGGGATCGCCGACTTTAAAGTTCAGGTAGGCAGGGACAGTAATGACATCTGTAGTGTCATTAACGTCAGTCTCACCGAAGGTTGCGGTGGTGCCAGCAGGGGAGTAGTAGAGGGCGCCGGAGGTGCCCGACAGGACGGTGGCCATTGGTCGTACCAGTGGTAAGGGTGTCGCGGGCACAGCCCGGCTTTATACAGGTTAGCTCCAGTGCAGTTCGGTATTAAGAAATAACTTGCGCTTGGAATCCGGCTTCGATTCGTGAAATGAAGAACGGGGTAAATGCGCGGCGGGATTGTTGATCTGGGGTTGTGCCGCCGAAGTCTGGGCTGAAACTGGGGCCATCGATGGAACCAGTGCGGACGTAGACGCCGGAAGCTGGTTTGGGCGTGGCGTTGATAATTTGAAGTGCGGTGGTGGCGACGTTGATTAGCGTCTGGTTGCGGGCAGGACCACGCCCCTTTGGGGTGTACGTGCGAATAACGATCACGCCGCGCACCATGTCGAGGCTGGTGGTCAAAGAGTTTTCGGTGGTGAGCCCAAATTGGATGTTGATGTCGACAAACTCTTCGGCGCTATCGGCACCGTCGTTCATGACGTTATCGAAGTAGACCGGGACTGCCGGTGACAGGTTGTTGTAGGCCGTAAGTAGCGGAGTCTCGAAGACAGCGCGAATAGCTTGGTAGTTCATTCAGGTTTAGCGAGCTTTACGCCGCGCTCCAAAGCTTTCTGCATTTTGCCGCCACGAATAAAGAGTTGATACCAAAATAGAGGGGCTGTGCTGCGGGCGTCTCCTTTGCCGGGCTCTACTTCCCCTCGTTTACCGTTATCGGAGCGTTGGCCACGCGCAACGATTTCTCCTTGAGGGCCTTGCCCTGGAAAAACAAACGCCTCTTTAGGTAGATCAACCAGATCTAGGGCAATTTTTGCGTGGTCAGCGATATTTTCAATTATAAATTGCGTTTTTCTTTCTACTTGTTTTTTCGTAGTAGGTAGTGCCGGTATATCTGATAGCGAGTATGGGTAGCTACCTCCTCCTGATCCTCCAGATGGAGCGTGGGCTACCCAGCTGTCTTGGAATTCGCCGCTCCAGTTAGGACCAGCTTCGGCAAGACCGTTCATTATCTCTTTTGCGGCTTGCCGTGCGGCGTTATTTTTCCATGCGTAAGCATCCCGCATTAGGTCGCGCAAGTCGGCCATTATTGGGGCCTCAGAAGGATGGTGTGGACCACCGGGTTTTCACCACGGGAGGTTTTGCACTGGATGATGCGGCCGGTTTTGATGGCGCTGTTCTGGGTGTACTGGATGCGGTCGCGGATGCTTGGAACGTATGCTCCAAGCTCGGCATTGCCGATGATGACCTTCAGGTCGCTTGTTTGGTACGCGGACTCGAACTCTTCGGGTTTGGCCTCGAAGATCAGGGCGCGAACGGTGAGGCTGGTGTCCGCTCCAGAGACTTGGCCGGTAGTGGTGTTATAGGTGGGGGCGGTGTTGGCCTTGAGGTAGGTGACGTTCTGGCCCCAATCGGCAAGGATCTGGGCTGGAAGTGCTGCAAAGGTAGTGTCGACGAGGCTCATATCAACCTCTGTACAGACGGACGGCGGAATTAGCTGCACCACCTAAGCAGTAAGCGCCTAGGTAGGTCTGCAGCCAGGGGTAAACGTCGAAGACGTTGTTGATGACGCCGCTGGTTTGGCTGGTTTTGTTGTACTTGACTTGGAGGTCGCCCAGCTTTACTTCGTCGTAGATGCCGGTAGTGCCGCTGGTGCCTGTGATTGCGTTGGTGTCGTTGGCGAAGGCTCGTGCCAGCTCGTAGGTTGCGGTTTTGATGCCTTCTGGGATCAGGCTGCAGGCAAAGTCAACGCCGTCGACGGTGTAGTTCTCGCGGGGCCACTTGAGGGCTTGGGTTGTGGTGCAGCGGTCACCGTAAAACGTCAGGGCGTCGATCCAGCGAGTGGCAGAGATCAGGGCGCGGTTTTTCTGGTCGTCGGTCTTGCCGGTCCAGTCGCTGCTATCGGGGACCGTTTCGAAATAGGTGTTGGCAGCAGCCAGCGTGACGTAGCTGTTCGCCGCAGCTCCACTCAGAGTGGCGTCGATGACAGCTGGCACGGCTTAGTACATCCTTTGTTTGAGTCTAGCGCCAGCTGGTGATTTCCTCGTTCTAGGTGGAGGGCTGAGTAAAGAGGCGTGGTAGACGTTGCCTCCGCTCATTTCGATGTCGGCAATGCGTTCCAAGTGGGCGCCGTGGGGAATGTCTTCGCAGGAACGGACGTTATCCTGTAATACGTAAAGGCGTACCAGTTTCATGCCCGCTCGTAAATCCGCCGATGCTGAAGCCAGCGTAACGGCCTCCAAAGTGACTGCTGATTCTGCGCTGCCCGGCAAGGAGATCCGCGATCTTGCTTTTGTTGCTGCTGAGATCAGGCGGCTTCGGGAAGAGGAAGGGATGGGTAACCAAGCCATCCACGAGGAGTTGCAGGTCAGCTATGACGTGATCAACCAGTTGTTTTTGCAGTCGTACAAGATGACTATGAACACGAAAGAAGTGTTTGAGGCGCAGGAAAAGTTGCGCCTTGGGATTGAGTAAGGCAAAAGAAAAAGGCCCCCGAATTGGGGGCCTTTTTGTTGGCTGTACTGATGGATCAGTAAGCAGTGGTATCGAAGGGGGTGTTGATTAGCAGGCGGCACACGGGCACTTGCTTGGCAGCGCTGTAGACCAGGCTCCAGGAAGCGGTGTCGGCCAGGTTGCCGGTGGTGGCAGCGTTGGTCGGGTTGTCGCCAGCCACGTTCCACTTGGTGCCGGTGACGTGGTAGCCGTAGTGGTAATCCACAGCCAGCACATCCTGCATGGACAGGATGTTGCGGTCTGCAGCGAGGCGCAGGTCCTGCTGAATACCCTCTGAAACAACGCCCGACTGGAACAGATAGACCGGATACTTCACCGCATGGGTGGAGGTGCCGCCGGTCAGGTAGGTCAGCTGGTCGTCGATCACCACGCGGAGACCAGCAAAGGTCGCCACTTCGGTTTGGGTCACGCCCACACCGCCGCCGCCCCAGACCACGGCACCGCCGGTGGACAGTGCAGAGGTGCTGAAGGTCAGCATTCCCACCTGCTGGAGGTAGTACGCCACGTTGGAGTGCATGGCGATGGAGTCGAGCAGGTCGCCCTTCTCACCCAGCTTGGCCTTGGCGGCCACCACGTTGGCCACGTTCAGGAAGTTGGCCTCGGTCATCGAACCGGGGACACCAGCGAACGATTTGTTCGTCTGGTTGGCGCCCAGCACGCCGGCGCCGCTGATGCCGCCGAACAGACCCAGCAGTTGGGCTGCCAGGGTGGCAGTCTTCAGCTTGTTGATGGCGGCGGTCAGCTGGTTGCGGACGTGAGCCAGGGGATCGGCGCCAGAGCCCAGCTTGCTGAGGTCGTCAGCGGCGTAGGCGAAGCCACGGTGGAGCAGAGTCATGATCTGCTCGTCGGCAGTCACGTTCTGGGGAACGAGATAGCCGCCGCCACCACCCCAGGTGTTGGTGCTGAGGATCTGGGTCTCAGTAGGGGCGATGGGGTCGAAGAAGGGCACGCGCACGCGGGTGCCGCCGGCACGGGCGTCCAGAGCAGCGTTGCGCTGCACAATGCCGCTTTGGA